CGATGACCTTTTCGATGCGGCCTGCGCCGGGGTGTGGGCGCTGGTGACACGCGGCATGGATGACGTGCCGACGGTGATCGGGTACCGCACGCAGAGCCGCGAGGCGCTGCTGGGCAAGGCGGCGCCCGCGGGGTTGCCGACATGACGTGGAGCCGGCAGGGCCAGCACGGGCTGCGCTGTGGGCCGTGGATGATCGGGCGGGCGATGGTGCCGGGCGAGGGCGGCCAGCTGCGGGCGCGCTACGTGCTGACCCACGACGAACAAGTGCGCACATGGTGCGGCGTGCGGGTGCATGCCGCGCGGTATTTCGACAGTGCAGCAGCGGCCAAGGCTGCGGCAGAACGCGAAGGGGTTGAATGATGAATCTGTTGCAGCGGTTTTTCCCGGGCCTGCGCAAGACTGAGCCCGTGGCCAACGAGCCGGTACCGAAGTCGTCGGAGAAGGGCCGGCGCGCCACGCCCGAAGCCAGCATGGAGTACCTGTACCGCGAGATGTGGGTGTCGCCCGCGGTGCGTGCGGCCATCCTCGACATCCGCGAGATGGATCGGCTCGACGGCCGCGTGCGGCGCATCCACAGCCGCATCGCGCGCGACGTGGTGAAGGGCGGGCTGGTGATGGTGCAGACCAAGGAGAGCCGCGCCCTTCGCCGCGAGTGGGACGCTTTCGTGCGCCGCCTGCAGCTGAACCGGGTCGAGAAGTTGAAGAGCGACGCCCGCGGCCTGGTGATGGAAGGCGCGTGCAGCCTGCAATGGGTGCTCGACGGCGACACCAACGTGGCCTCCGGTGTGCGCATGCCCACCGAGACCCTGCTGCCCAACGTCGATGCCAACGGGCAGTTCAAGGACGTGCGCGAGGCCTACCACCAGGTCGATGTGCTCAACGGGGTGAAGCTGGCCAGCTTTGCCCTGTGGCAGATGACCATGGCCCGCTTCGACCCCGACAACTTCGACGACATGGGCAGCATGGGCCGCCCCTTCCTCGATGCCACGCGCGAGGTGTGGAGAAAGCTGCGCATGACCGAGGAAGACCTGGTAATCCGCCGCCGCACCCGCGCGCCGTTCCGCCTGGCCCACGTGCTCGAAGGGGCCAACCAGCAGGAGCTGGATGACTACCGCGACCGCGTCGAGCGCGACCAGAGCCAGATCACCACCGACTTCTACATGAACAAGAAGGGCGGGGTGCAGCCGGTGCAGGGAGACGCCAGCCTGGGCGAGATCGGCGACGTGGTGCATTTGCTGGACACCTTCTTCGCCGGTAGCCCCTTGCCCAAGGGCATGATGGGCTACACCGACGGCATGGCGCGCGACATCCTGGAGGACCTGAAGCGCGACTACTACGAAGAGGTCGACGTGCTGCAGGACACGCAGAGCTTTGCGTATGCGCAGGGCTTCCGGCTGCACCTGCTGCTCAAGGGCATCGCCCCCGACCCCGAGGAATACGCGGTGGAGTTTGCCGAGCGCCGCACCGAGACGCCCAACCAGACCACCGACCGCATGCTCAAGTGGCAGGCGCTTGGCCTGCCCAAGGGCATGATCTTCGAGGAGATGGGGTTCAACGCCCAGGCCGTGAAACAGCGGCTCACCGACGAGGCGAAGGACAAGGATCCGTACCCCGGCGGTGCCGGCAGCATCGGCGGGCGCGACCCGCTCGAGGGCGAAACCACCCCCGGCCCCCCGCGCGTGAAGATCACCCCGGGCAACGCCCCCAAGGGCGAAAGCGCCACCAGCGTGGGCAACCAGCTGGGCGAGCACTGGGAGGATGAACCGTGACGCCCGAGCAGGCCGCTATCCGCCGCGCCACGCTGCAGGCGCAGAAGGCGGTGACGCGGCTGGATGCGGCGGGGCTGGCGGCGTTGGCGCGGGCCTACCGCAACGCGGCGGCGGACATCCGCGCGCAGATCGCCAGTGCGGCCACGGGGCCGGGCGGCACGGTCACCCTGGAAGCGCTGCGCGCGCTGCTGGCCGAGGTGGAAGGGCGGCTGCAGCGCGTGGCGCGCGTGCGGGACGAACTGCTGGACGAAGGGCTGACCAAGGCGGCGCAGTACGGCGCGCGGGTGTGGGATGCGGTGCCGGGGGCCGCGCCCGCCGCGGCTTCCCAGGCGCAGGTGATGAGCCCGGCCGCAATGGCGGTGAGCGAAACCGCGGTGCGGGTGGTGCAGGAATTCGTGGCCGCCGATGGCCTGCAGCTGAGCGACCGCATCTGGCGCATCGACCGCGCCGCGCGCGAGGCGGTGACCGGCGCGATCGAGCGCGCGGTGATCGAAGGGCACAGCGCCGCGCAGGCCGCGCGGGCCTTTCTGGCGCGCGGCGAGGCGGTACCAGCCGAACTGGCGGCCAAGATGCGCGGCCCCGCGGGCGGAGCGATCGGCCGCGAAGCCGCCGAGCTGCTTACCGGCAGCGGCGGCGCCATGGACAACGCGATGCGGGTGTTCCGCACCGAGATCAACCGCGCCCACGGCGAGGCCTACATGGCCGGCGGCGAGGGCGCGCCCTATTTCGGCGGCTGGCGCTACCTGCTGAGCCCAGCGCACCCCGAGCCCGACATCTGCGACCTGCTGGCCGCGCAGAACCTGCACGGGCTGGGCAAGGGCGTGTATCCCAGCCGGGCGAAGACGCCGTGGCCCGCGCACCCGAACACGCTCAGCTTCGTGGAGATCGTGTTCAAGGACGAGATCAGCGACGAAGACCGCGCCGGCAAGGAATCGCCGCTGGCCGCGCTGGGGCGGCTCGATGCCGAGGTGCGGCGCGGCGTGCTGGGCAAGACGAAGAGCGCCCTGTTCGATGCCGGCCAACTCACCCAGGGCATGATCCGTGCCCCGGTGGCCGCGGTGAAGGCGCGGGTGGGGCTGGCATAGCGCCGGGCAGCGGTTTGCGGCGTGCGGAAAGGGGTGGCTTCGGCCATCCCTTTTTTTGCGCCCCTTGCACGGCGAAAGTGACCGTGCCGGCGCAGGCGTGCGCGATTTTCTCCCTCCTCTCTCAGATCCCCGTCTGATGCCGGCAACCGAATTTCGAGGGATGGCGATGCGACGGGATACATGGAGGCCGGGTAGCACCCGGCATAGCGCGGCGGACGCCCCCGGGGATTGCCCCGGGGGTGCAGTGGCACGGCTGATCCGGCTGGATGCCCCCGCTGGGCAGGTGCGCAAGTTCATCAGCGGCGGCGTGAGCCTGGCCGAAGGCCGCGAGAGCAGCTGGGTGACGGTGACGCGCACCGGCCAGTTCCGCGACCCGCGCTATGGCGCGTTCGAGATCACGCGCGAACTGCTCGAGCAGATGGTGCGCAACTTCGACGCCGGCACCTATGGCCAGAAGGTGTTCATCGACGTGGCGCACAAGCCGCAGGACGGCGCCGCCGGCGAGGTGCTGAAGCTGGCCGTGGAAGGCGACCGCCTCCGCGCGCTGGTGAAGTGGACCGAGTTCGGCCGCGAGGCCGTGCAGAAGCGCGGCTTTGCCTACCTGAGCGCCGAGTACCACGAGAACTGGAAGGACAACGAGAAGGGCGATCCCCACGGATGTGTGCTCCTGGGGGCGGGGCTTGTGACGCGGCCCTGCATCAAGCGGTTGGACCCTGTGCTGTTGAGCGAGGGCGACGGGGATGCACCGGTGGTGCTGCACCCGACGCTGCAAAAGGAACTGATCCAGGAGATCGAAGCGATGAAAGAGAAGTACCTGAAGAAGCTGCGCGAGTACCTTGCCAGCCTGAAGACCCTCTCGGAGGGCGTGATCGACCAGATGGTGAAGGCGCTGGCGGCTGCGCTGGACCCGGTGACCGACGACGCACAGGCGGCCAAGCTGTGCGAGGCCTTCGAGGGCCAGGGCAAGGTGCTGGCCGAGCAGATCGGCGGCCAAGCGGCCAACGTGACGCTGAGCGTGGCCGGCGGGCTGGATGCCGGCGCCGTGAAGGCCGAAGTGGCCCGCGTGTTGGCCGAGCAGGACGCGGCCAACAAGAAGCTGGCCGAGAACACGCAGGCCAAGCGCAAGCTGTTTGCCGACACGCTGGCCGAGGCCGGCAAGGGCCTGAGCGAGGACACCCGCCGCGAGCTCTCCGAGAGCCTGGCGGGCCTGATCGGCCCCGACACCCCCGACGAGGCGGTGAAGGCGCTGGCCGAGGGCCAGGCCAAGCTGGCGGGCAAGATGGAAGCCGCCAAGCAGCTTGGCGCGATGGGCTTCACCGTGGCCGGCCGCCCCTATATCAGCGTGGATTCGTCCAACGAAGTGAAGGCGCTGCAGGAGTCTGTGGACAAGCGCCTGCGCCTGACCGGCCGCGCGCCCATGGGCGAGCCCAACCGCGAACTGGCCGAGAAGGTGCTGGCCGAGTTCGACCGCGAGCACGGCCCGCAGCTGCACGCCGAGCACAAGATGCTGGCAGGCGGCGACGGTGTGGTGAGCGATGTGGCCGTGCCGGCGATCTTCGAGCGCACCGTCATCCGCGAGGCGCTGTATGGTCTGGTGGGCCTGCAGTTCGTCAATGCCGGCACCTACCCCTTTGCCAGCAGCGCGCTCATCCCCTACAGCTACCGCGACACCACCGCGGCCAGCCGCGGCAGCACCCGCGTGTATGAAGGCCAGGGCGTGCCGCGTGCCGGCGTGAAGCAGACCAGCGACACCGCCTACCCGATCCCGCAGAAGCTGGCCTTCGAGGTATCGGACGAGCTGCGCTACCTCACCGGCAACGGGCAGCTGGACTTCGACATCGTTGCCGAGAACGTGCGCAACGCCGTGCGCATCATCGGCGAGGACACCGAGAAGCTGATCTTCGACGAGGTGCTGAACGCCAGCGACGAGTACAGCGTGGTGGCGGTCACCAACGAGGCCACGGCCACGGCCAACGGCACCAACAAGGTGTTCTGCCTCGACAACTTCCCGGTGGTGCGCCCGCGCAAGGTGTTCG